GATGTACAAGGTAATGATAAGTTAATTTCCTTTGTTTTTTTAATTTTAGGGTACAACATTTGACCATTAAAAGATAATAGAGAAACAAATTCCATGAAGAACGACTGACAACTTGTTTTTCTTGTACTGTCATTGTATCCATGAAATTTCATAAATAGTTTATATAATGCTCGATAGTCTTCTAATTCTTCTTGAGATTCAAAACAAATTATCTGTACATAGTCATCTGAATGTTCCATATGAAATACTTTTAATTTTGTTTCAGGGTGAAGCAATTTCCATATTTTCTCCATATAATAATTACAGCTAGAGGCTTTCAGAGAGGAAGCATAATTAAACATTCCTTGTAAAAAATTTTGTGTGCTTCTTAATTGTGGTTTTTCTAAGGAAATTTTATTTTGATTGTAAATATTTGCTAGGTATTCATTTTTTGGAATTACTTTCTCTAATAATTCAATAGGAATATTTATTTTTTTATCTGCCCACAGAGCAAAACCTGTTTTTAATAATGTATACATTCCTACAGGAATATAATCTTTTAGAACCTCACACATTGTTATGAATGAACCAAGTGTTTCTGCAGCTGACCATTTTGTGCAATCTCCGTTCACATATATCATTTTTAATTTGTTTTGAGTACAATAATAGGTTGCTTTATCAATTAATTGTTGCATTTCCAACATTTTTTTATCACCTGGTATTGAAATACATTCACTTGTACAACATTTACATAAATGATAAAAAAATTTCTCAATTACACGTGCATAAATCTTCCCTGCAATATTTATTACATAGAATTCTCTTTTTGAACCATATTGGGCTTTAATACAAATGTCTGCTTCTAATTCACCTTTTTCTTTTTTTAGATAGAAATCCAAAAATTCCTCTACTGTTGTTAGTTCCTTATGTTGTTCAAGAATGTCCAATATTGTTTCCCAAACTTTTTGTCTTGACTTAACTTTGTAATGATTTGACATATTATTGAGGATAAATTTTTTCTTTTCTTTATCCGTTTTTTCATAACTCTTATAGAAAGAATCAAAATCTTCATTTTCAGAGGAGATTATATCCATTTTTTTAAAACGTTTAAATATTCTTTTTGCACAAGATTTTCTTGTCTCCTCTCCAATTTTATAATGCCTTCCAATATCATGAATCACTGCTTTAGTACTAATAATTTCTCCAATTGACTCTGTTAATACATCATTAATTATTTTTTTAAAATCTGGTTTTATTATTTCTATTAAATTTTTAAATGAATGAAAAACAACGTTTGAAGAATACCCAATATACTTTTCTCCGTTTGTGAACCTTGTTTCAGCAAATTCTTTCATCTTCAGAAAAGTATTTACATTACCATATTTTTCTTGAGATGCTTTCTCAAATTCTTCTTGAAATTTAATAATTGTATTAATTGCTTTTATTTTTTCATGATATAAATTAGAGGGTTCTTTAATTGTATGAACATAAATAAAAGTCTCTTCCAGTATTTGATCGATTTTATCTAATGTATGATTTGACCAAATTGAATAAAGATTTATTTTACCACCTTTTTTACTTTGTTTTATGTTTTCTCCTTCAAAAACAGGTTTCTTAATCATGATTGATTTTGGGTCTTCTAAAATTTTTTTTGTTTGCTTTGGTAATGAAATAAATAATTTATTCACAATCCAACAACTTAAAGCACAATAATAAGGGGGTGAAAATTTTGTTTTTAATAATTCTTCTATGTTTGTATACAATGAAAAGGAAGACATAATTGCATATCTAGAATCCATCAATAACTCTTGGACTTGTTGTTTTGGACAAAGTGAAATTAAAGTTTTTAACCCTGTTAAATCATCGAAATAATCACTTCTTTCTAATCCTATATTCTCAAAAAAAGATAAACTACTAGAAAAAACAGAATAAAAAGAATCCCTTATAAATGTGCATTTATCTAAAGTTACTCTTCTCCAACATGTGCAAACAACCCAAATGTTGTTTTTTAATTTAAATTTGAATAACCTTCCAAATACATTTTCTTGATAGAAAAGAGGATTCTTTGTTAAAATAATTTCCATGAATGCTTTAGGGTTTTGAACATCTTTTGATTTGTATCCACCAAGAACTAAACAAAGTCTATTAGCTAAACCACAATTAAACAATGTTACTTGTGATTCTTTGTCTGTGAAAGATAAAACATGCATTAATTGGGAATAAAATAAATGATTAAACCATAATACTTTTGAATAGTTTTTTTCTAAAAAATGTTCTATAAAAGGACTCATTTCTTGAATACATTTTTCTTTTAAAATTTTTACCATGCTAGAATCATGTATTTTTTCAGCTGGGTAAGTTAAGAAAGAGAAAATATCTCTCATTGTATCACTATAAATTGTAAGATCATTTTGTTTAAGGTAGTTTATATAAAAATCAATCTCTTCATAAGAGTTCAAAGGTGTAGTTTTCTTTTTACTAATATGTTCTTTTTTAAATTTTTCTTTATAAAAACCTGTTCCACTTTGAAAATAATGATTTTTTACAAAAGAATTTGTTTCTTTCAAAAA